AAGTTCGAAGGCACCTGGACCGGGACGGTGTCGCTATGAACGGCGAACTAACTGTTAAGGTGCGCGTTACGCGACCAGCAGACATGAGCCCTGACATGCGGTTGTCGAGCTTCGGTGCGATCGTAAAGGACGAGCATCTATACACATTGCACAGCATCACGCAGGCTGACTCATTGTTCATGATGCAGCGCCTACGCTGCGACAACCCGAACCTAGTGTTAGTTGGCATCTGGACCGGCGAGGTGGAGATATGAGCACACTGAAGCTCCAGGCCACGCCTTATATAACGGTGCTGCCCGAACACCAGGGCGCTAACCTTACAGTCACCCATCGTTGCGGTCACCGCGCCACTTACTTCTTTATGACGGCCGAGTACGCTATAATGGGTGAGCCTGACCTGTCCATGAAACCATGCAGCTTGTGCGGCAAGTTTGCAGCTACATCGAGAGACTCGAAGAAATGAAAAAGTTTGTTTACCACTATTGCGCCCAATGGATTGTTGCCACTGGGTTCCAAACTGGTGTCAAGGTTGCTGACGGCACGGCACGGTGCAACCAACCGTTGACGCGGGAGCATGCCGTAACTGAGTTTAAAGAGCTGGTGCGGCATGAACATGATATACCAGCTGGCGTCCAAGTCGTATTCC